GGGAAGGTAAAACGGTAGTTGCTTATTCAAACATTGAAGAAATAAGTAAACGTATTTCTCCTTATACAGTGACTATGAGCCGTTCAGAGATGGGAATTGACAGAGAAAAGATTTACAAAATAGAACCTTACCAAATAACCAACAGAGAAAAATATGAGCAACTGAAAGAAAAGTATGAAAAATACTACGAGCAAAATCAATCAAACGCTATTCTCGGATACATGGTAAAATTACAACAATGCGCTAACGGCTACGAAATAAACGAAGAAGATGAAGTAACTGGATATTCAGACAATGGGAGGATTAAATGCCTTAAATCGCTATTAAAATCAAATACAGATAAGCAAATAGTAATTTACTTTAAATACAATGAAGATTTAAAAGACATTTCAAAGTCTTTAGATATTCCTGTATTGTCAGGTAAAACTAAAACTAAAGACTTTGATTCTATTATTCAGAGATTCAATAATTGTGATGTTAAAATAATAGCATTGCAACAACAGCTATCAATAGGCTTTTCTTTGCGTTCAGCAGACTTAATGATTTATTACAGTCGGAAATTTGGCTCAATTTCATCCGCTCAAAGCGAAGATAGAGCGTGTGAAAGTATTGATAAGGCGTTGACTATAATTGATATTTGTGCAAGTAGTACAATTGATGAACTGATAAAATCTACAATTAACAAGCAATTTGACATTATTAATCTTTTTAAAACAGAAATAAAGAAATGAGAGTAAATGACCAAATAAATCTATTTTCAACAATAGATGCCGAAGAAGTAAAACGTAGAACCGAAAACCTAAACATAGATTTTAAGTTTCTCGAACAAACTAAAGGTTCAGAATATGAACAATTAGTAAAAGATTTAGCTATTGCAGACCACTATGCACGTAGAGCCGCAAGGGATAAATTTCAAAAAAAGAACTCAATCATAATGTTAATTGATAACGAGTTTTCAGGATTCGGAATATTTGAAACTGATAATCGAGCAAAGCAATTTTATGTATGGCAAATAGCCATAACCGATAAATGGAAAGGTAACGGACTTGCAAAAGTTATTGTTGAAAAAATGCTTAATCAGAATAAAAAGCAAATGCCAGCAGTCGTTACCGTTTATGATAAAAATGAGGTTTCGCTTGGGCTTTTCAAATCATGTGGATTTGAAGTTTACCAGAAAAAAGGGCAAGTATTTTATATGACAAGGGGTGGAATAGTTGATGGCGTTGAAATAAAAGCCAACGATGTAGCACGATTAAAAAAGTTACTCGGAATAAACCCTACAAATATATGGAACTCAGCAAAAGGAGAATGGCGAATTGAAAAACAAAAGTGGAATGAATTGATTGAAAATGCCGGAATGCTTGCAGAAGTTTCAAACCCAACCTATGCAAGCCGTGAAGGATGTTGGCAGAAAGATGGAGGATTGGCTAAATTTGCCACTGGCGAGGCTTTAAATGATGGTGCAAGCGTATTAGACCCTTTCGTTTGTGAATTAGTTTTAAAGCTATTTATGCCGAAAAATGGGAAACGTATTTACAATCCTTTTGGAGGTGGTGTACAGATGGGATTTGTTTCAGGTTTTTATGATTACGAATATTTAGCTACCGAAATTAGGCAAAACCAATGCGATGCTAATAATTCGATATGTAAAGCGTATCAAATGAAAAATGTAAATTGGCTTTTATATGATAGTTCAACTTACTATGATGAAAGCAAAAAATTTGATATGATTTTTACCTGCCCTCCTTACTACTTAGTTGAAGATTATAGGGATTATGATGGTGTAAAACCTGATAAAGAACTGAATGGATTAAGTAGTTATGATGAATTTCGAGAAATGCTTTTCAAAGGTTACGGAAACGCAATAAAAATGCTTAATGATAATTGTTTTTTCGCTATTATGGTTGGTGATAGTCGAGACCCTAAGACTGGAGGCTATTATTGTGCGGAAGCTGAAACTGAAGTATTTTTAAAACAGCAAGGATTGCACGTTTACAACCGAATAGTTTATTTGGAAACTCAATTTACAAGGGCTATGCAAACTAAATCAACCATAAAAAGCCGTAAACTCCCTAAGTGTGAGCAAAAAATAATACTCGCTTACAAAGGGAATACAAATAATATACAAGCTCTTTATGAAGATATAGGAAGACTTTAACCCTGATGTTTACTGTGGTAAGTTTTCATCAGGCTGGCGAAATGGGGAGGATGCCAGTTGCTCCCCTTATTTTAAAATAAAACAAAGAAAATGAAAACGAAAAAAGTAACAATTAGCCTTACTCAAGAACAGCAGGACAAAGCAAAAAAAGACAGTATTGAAGTATTCGGAAAAGAAAACCTTTCAGGATATATTCAGGTTTTAATCCAAAATGGTTTTGCAAAAACCAAAGAGCGTGGGCAAAAAATTAAATAAAAAAGACTTATTAAGCAGTAACCTTGCTACGAAGCACGGCTATTGCACACAACGTGATGCAGCTATGAGCAGTTGCCGATTTAAAAGCACGAATTTATCAAATTACATAAATATTGATGCTATATTTTAACATTATTTAACTAAAATAATATCATATTATTGAAACTATTATTATACTTTTACGGTATAAGAATAAAAAACAAACACCTAAAAAATAAAAAGATGAAAAATTTAATAGAAACATTAAGAAGCAAAAAAACAGGTTACGGACACTTTAGTATATCTATTAAAATGGACGGACAAGAATTCAAAACAACAACGACAAACACAATGGCAATTGATGCAGCATTTGATGGTTGTTATGATGATGAATATAACTCTGAACGTTATTATGAAAGTAGAGAAGAAGCACAAGAAGCTTTAGTTAACGATATTTTGAGAGCAAATGAAATTGAACTATAATGACTTAAAAAAATAAAGATATGAAGACAAAACAAATAAAACTAAACACCTTATACATAAAAACTATGTCAACTTATTTAAGTCTAAAAAAAGAAAGTGAAAATTGTATAGGAAGTATTCCAGAAATGCAAGAAAAAGCAAAAAAACTTTTGCAAATGGAAAAAGAAATGGATATTCTTTACGCTGAATGCTTAATATTTCAAGATGATATAAAAGAAAAAGCATATCGGGCAATTATTGTAACATCGAAGTGGATGAGTAATGTTAATTATAACTAACTTGATTAAATGAATTAAAATCAAAAGTAAATGAGATTTTTACCTTATACAGATAGTTGTCGCAGTGCGGTTTTTACCATTACTGCTAACGTTGGTGGTATGGTTAGTTGCCGATTGCGGGCGACACACTATCCACCGACACGAAACTAAAAGCGGGTGGTAACGCTTCAAATTAGTACTAACACGGCAATTAACTATACCACGGGTTAACTGC